TCACTTTCGGCCCTTCTGCGCCTCCATCGCCCGCGCCTTCTGCCGCGCCGCACCCGCATAGAGCTGGGCCATCTCCTTGCTGCTGTGGCCCGTTATCGCCATGATGTGCTCGTCGGTCATGCCGGGCAATGCCGCGATCTCGCTGGCCGCCGCGTGCCGCAGCGCGTGAATGTCCCACCGCTCAGCGCCGATCTTTTTCCGTACCGCCATGATGTCGGCCCAGAGCGTCTGGTAAGCGAAGGCCTTGCCGTTCTCTTGCGCCAAGATGGTTTCGCCATGCCGCGGCATTGAGGCGATCGCCGCTCGCAAGCTGTCCGTAAAAGGCACCCATATGCCATTGCTCGTCTTCGATTGCCGCACACGGATGCCGTCATCCTCGATCTGATCCCATCGCATCGTACGCACGTCCTCGACGCGCTGGCCGGTCCCCAGCAGCAGCTCGAAAGCCCGAAGGGGTCGGGGCCCGGCCTCGCGGCGGAAGGCTGCGATCATCTCGCTCGGCCACGCCTCGCGCTTAGGTTTCGTACTTTTGAGCTTCGCCACATCCTTCGCAGGGTTTGCGCCCTGGTTGATCCAACCAATGTCGATCGCATGCTCGAACAAGACCGAGAGGACGCCGACCTTCCGGTTCGCGTCGGTCGGTGTGTCAGCCAGTGCGTTGCGCATCTCGATCACATGCACCCGCTTCATGGTGCGCGGATCGACAGCGGCGATCACGTCCTCAAAGTAGCGCAGATGCCGCCGGTAGCCCTTTTGCGTCACCGGCTTGAGGTCGGTCCAGCGGCTACTCTCCATGTACGAGGCTATGAGGCCCTTCATCGTCTTCGCAGGCGTCGGTTGTCGGCCGCGCAGAAGCATCGCATACTCGGCCGCGAAGTCGGCAGTGCCGGGTTCGCTATGGATGCGCTGCGTTTTGCCGCCACGGCGCTGGAAGTAGACGTATCCCTTCGCGCCTTTCCGGTAGCAGAACTTCGGCAGATCCTTCTTCGTCACTTGCGCTTCCAGTTCACGAGATCGGCGTCGGTGGCGACCGACTTCACGGGCGGCTCATCTCCGAAGGTGAGCTCGATCACCTTGCCGTCGACTTTCGCGCCGCGCACCACCTTCCCGGCGGCCTCGCTGGCGCGGATCAGCCGCTCGAGGCGACTATCGGTGGCAGCAGCCATGGATCACTCCTCCGGTGCGGGGTTGGGAGCGGGGCGCAACGCCCGGCGCACGTCGCCAAGCCGCTGTCGATCGCGCATTAGCGTGGCGGCCTAGAGGCACTCTTCGGCGGCTCGCTTGTGTAGAGCCGCGTCTGCTTCCAGCGCCTTGATGGTGTCATCTTCGGGGCGGCGCGGGGTGTCGGGCTCTGCAAGGATGAACGCGCCGTGCTTCTCCGGGCCACAGTGGCTGATCCTTTTGACCGCCTCCTCAAAGGGCAGCACCCAGGCGTCAGGCTTTCCAGCCCAAGTGTAGCCGCGGCCGCCGGTGCGCCAGACGCCATTCTCGGTCCTGATGTGCACCATCTTTCCGGTCCAAGAGCGGACGCGGGCCGTGTTGCCGTAGCGCCGCATATACCGCTGGGTGATGTGACGGTCCGAGTACGAATCCCCCATCACACCCACTCCCCAACTGCCGCAACTACCGGTCCGCGATCACCCTGCACGACGCTCACCGCCAGCGCTTCACCCGGCGCGGCGTCGTCCCGGCCACCTGCGCGCAGCACGTCGCGTCCGAGACACACGTCGCGCTCCTCGCCGAGCAGCTGCACGAAGCCGTAGCCCTTCGCCGCGTCGAACCAGCGGACGCGCGCGGCAACCGTGGGGCCGGCCAAGACCGGCGCCAGCGCATCGAAGCCGACGACCCGGTCAACCTGCACGCCGCGCGGGGTGGTGCGGATCTCGACCTCTAGGCCGGTCCCTTCCGCGATGGTGCTGCGTCCGGCGGCGAGGAGCGTGTTGGAGTGCAGCAGGATGCCGGGCGTGGTGACGAAGCCGTAGCCGCGGGCGAGGTCGAACCATTTGCAGGTCGCGTGGATGGTGGTGGGGGTGAGGGCGTTCATGCTGCGGTCTCCTTCACGCGGTCGGCGGCGAGGTGGGCGCAGTTGGCCCGGATCAGCGCGGCCGCCACGGGCGGGCACACGCTGTTGCCGCATTTCTGGGTCTGGTGGGTCTTGGGCATCGGGCGCCCGTCGGCGCCGCGATCGATGATGTAGCTGTCGGGGAAGCCCTGCGCGCGGAACTGCTCGCGCGGGGTGAGCATCCGCATTCCGATGTCGGTGATCGCGTAGGGCTCGCCGCCGATCTCGACGGTGACGACGCCGAAGCGGTCGCGGGTCGTCAGGGTGTGGCACGGCTCGCCAATATCCTGACCCTCGCCCTGGCCGTAGTACTTGGTCATGAAGGCCGCGACGAGACCGGCGTGGTTGCCGCCCGATGTCACGGTCGGCGCGGGCACCTCGATCGACCGGCCCGCGAGTTGCGCTTCGGCCGTTCCGCGCAGGTTCATCATGGTCGCGGCCACCACGTTCTGCTGCGTGCCCCGCGTTGTGAGGGTGCTGATCGGCGCGGTGGCCGGGCGGCCGGCGTGGCGCTCCATCTTCGCCCCAGCGTTATGCTGGGCGAGAAAGGCCGCGACCAGCGCATGCTTGGCCCCGCCCGCGACCATCGTGCCGATGGGCTTGTGCAGGTCGAGGCTGCGAGGTTGCTGGCCCTCGCGCTCGCCATAGCCGGTCTGCACCAGCGTAGGGATGATCAAGGCGTTCTGATCCTTCAGGCTCGCGGTGATCGTGTGCACGGGGTCGAAGCCCGAGCGCATTGCGCCGCCGTGCTGGGCATAGGTCACGAGAAACGGTTGCCGCGCTTCGATCACGAACCGCTGGATCCCGCGCGCCACCCGCTTGAGCGTGTTCTCGGCCAGCGGCCGGATCGCCCGAACGCCGTGCTTGCGCATGATCTCCTCGCTGGTGTCGAAAATCGATGGGCAAGGGATCGACCAGTCGATGATCTCGGCCGCCGTGCGCCACGGCTTGCGCTTCCCGGCCAGTACCTCGGCGCTGTCTGGCGCGCCATGCGTTGGCGTCGGCCAGATGATCGGGCGCCCGTCGCAGCGTGCGACGAGGAACAGGCGCTTGCGGATCGTCGGTGCGCCGAAATCGCAGGCTCGCAGCTCGCGCCACTCGACCTTGTAGCCGAGCTTGCGAAGCCGCCCGACCCACAGCCGGAACGTCGCGCCGCGCTGGGCGGCGACAGGCCGGTGGTCGGGCCCGAGCGGGCACCAGTCCTGAAACTCCTCGACGTTCTCGAGGCAGATCACCTCGGGGCGGACCAGCTCGGCCCAGTGGACCACGACCCATGCGAGGTCGCGGATGTTCTTCTCGAGCGGCTTGCCGCCCTTCGCCTTGCTGTGGTGCTTACAGTCGGGCGAGAACCACGCCAGCCCGACGCGCTGGCCCGGACGCACCAGGTCGCGCGGATCGATCGCGTAGACGCTCGAGGTCAGGTGCCGCGTCTCGGGGTGGTTCGCTCCATGCATGGCCAGCGCCATCTCGTCATGGTTGATCGCTACGCCAGGGCTGCGCCCGAGGGCCATCTCGATCCCGGTCGAGGCCCCACCACCGCCGGCGAAGCTGTCAGCGATCAGCGGCGGCAGATCGGCGCCGGGCGCGGCGGTCGGGAAGCCCGTGAACAGGCCGCCGTCCATCAAGCCGCCCTCCGTTCCGCCTGCTTCCGCCGCGCCACCTTCGCGCTGCAGAACCAGTCGCCCACCGCCGCCGCCTCGTCGCGGCCACGCCCGATCAGCCCGTGCAGGCGGATCACCACATCGCCGCCGGCGCGCTCGATGCTGGCCGCGTTGGCCTGTTCGCGGATCTCGGCGAGGATCGCCTCGTGGCAGCGCTTGCGGGGCATCGGACTGATGCGGTCCATGAAACGGGCGAAATCGTCGTGGATGTCGAGCATCTTAGAACTCCATCAGGTACGGATCGGCGGTCACCGCCATCCAGATCGCGTCGACCGCCCAGAGCAGCCCTGCCGACGCTAGGATCAAAGCCAGCACGGTGGTGACCACGCGTTCGAGGCGCTCGGCCCGAGTCTCGTGAGCTTCGATCCGATCGTTAAACGCGGCGCGCTTCTCGGCCCAAGGCGACAGGGTCTCGCGTTCGCGCTGGGCGTCCATCTCGCGCTCCAACAGCTCGATCTCGGCCATCTCTTCGTCGCTGAGCAGTCGCGACGCACGGGGCGCGCCATTCGTGTTGGCAGTCGTGTTGAAACGGAGGCGCCAGTCGGCGCGAATGCGGTTCAGAAGTGGCCGCTTGCGCGCCGCGCGGGGGGTAGGGGCAAGCTGGATCACTTCGATCTCTTCTTCTTCGGGGCGGCCAAGCCAGTCAGGGGGCGGCCATCGCAAATGATGGTGATGCGGTTGCGGCGCCGGGCGCGGATGGGGCCATAGGCGACCCGGTTGCCGATGCGGATGAAGCCGATGTTCATTTCCGCCCTCCCTCATGCACCGCGGCGCGCTGGGCGCTGGATGCACCGCGCAGCCATCCCTCGATGTCGAGCATGGTCTCGGCCTCTGCTGCCGCGAGCCGCGCCCGGTGCTGCGCGCGCAGGTAGCCGATGGCGAGCTGGCGCGGCGAAAAGCGTTCGATCAGGTCGGAGATCTGCGCCTCGGTGGGCCTGTGTGGCGCGCTCATGTCCGCACCTTGGCCGCGGCGGCGGGGTCCGGGTGCGGTCCCGCCTTGCGCGGATAGCCCGGAAGCATCGCCCCGACGACCGGGCGGCCTTCGATGACGAAGGCGAGGTGCCCGCCCGGAAAGACCGCTACCTTCGTTGTGAAACGGCCCTGTCTGATCGGCCCGCTCAGGCCTCCGGTCTGCACGCAGCGGATGGGGATGTCGGGAAGGGTGGTCGTCATGGGCGTCTCCCTTTGCCGCAGGATTGCGGTATGGAAAGGAAACTATTGGGGACATTTGTCCCCGTCAACACATAAAAGGACTTTTGTCCCCTTTTTTGATTCGAGCCACGTGCTATATCACCCCTGTCAGCGCCGGACGGCGTCGCATGAAAAAGCCCGGCACGGGGCCGGGCGAGGAGAAGTGACAGGCTTCGTTCAGCGCGAATTGGATCGGATCGGCGAGGCACTGCGAGCCGATCCGGAGGCGCCTAACTACGATCGGCTCTATGCCGCGCAGCAGGCGCTAGCTTGGGCCAGCGACCCAGAGGCGTTCCTGCCTCCATCCAAGATGATCAATTGCCAGCAAGGAACCGGCTGCCCAGCCCCCGCCGACCCGTCAGCGCCCGCGGTCGTTCAGCCATTGAGCGCAATGTCCCATGTTGCATCCGGCCCAAGCGGAACCGACCTCATCAATGAATAAGACGTCATTGCGGTCTACCAGTGGCATAAGGGCGTCCCTGAGCGCCGCAGCGGGACCTGCAGCCTCGACAAACCATAGCGAGCCCTGAGCATGGCAGTGTGAGAAGCTTCGACGCGCCTCCGTAAGTCGATCATAGCTCTGTCCGGGCTGACGCAAGTCGTACGAGACTGAATAAATGGGCATTCCCGATTCTCCATCGTTGGTTGTGGTGACCTGATGGTGAACCGCCGCCGGGGGTCACACAACCTCCGGCGGCAACGAAAAAGCCCCGCTTGAAGGCGGGGCTGGTTAATGGGTCCGGATGCCGAATTCAGGCGACCGCCGAAGCTTCCGGCCACAGGGCTTTGTACGTCATGCCACCCTCAGCAGATCTTTGGCTTTTGCCGGCCCACTTTCCGGATCTTTCGAGCCGTCGAGCCCTCTCGTTCGCTCGCTCGAGCTCAGCCGTCAGCTTGGCAACGGATTTTGCCATGGCTTCGAACTCGGCATCCCGCTCCGCTTGGTGACTGTTCGGAGCAGGGATATCAGCCTCGCGCTCCTTTTGGGCTTCCATCCAGCAGGCAAATGCATCCGTTCCGTTCTTCGCGGCCTCTTCAGGCGTCTCGCCGTCGGAAATGCAGCCTGGAAGGTCAGGGAAAAACGCGATGTAGCCGCCTCCGTCCTCGTCTGCGAGAGGCATGATCGTCATGGGGTACTGGATCATGTGGCCTTACCCTTTCCCTTGAGCGCGTCGCGATGCGCTAGCGTGTAGTCAGTTAGAAACTTGATATATATGGTTTTTATTGGCCGGTTGTGCGGCACCGTCACGCTGTCTCGCAGATGCGGACTTGATATGACGTAGTGGCTCCCTCTGGAGGGGGATCGTAGCTCAAGCCCTTCCTGTTTTGCCAGCGTTTTTACGTCCCCAAGCGACCAGTCGCCGCGTGGATTGTCTCTCATCTGATCTAGGAGCTTCCGCTTCTTCGCCAAGCTCTCACACTCCTTGTTGATAACCGGTTATTGTACAGGCCGCCCCGATCGGCCTTCTCCCACTCGCCCGCTGGCTCACCTGACGCGAGCGTTGAGTGCTGTCGGATCTGCGCGCATGGAGGGCCGTGCATCGACTGTAGTTTGCGGCTTGGCTCTAGATCTGTCCTCGTAGACCACCACCTCCCGCCGCCCCCCGAGGGAGAGGATCAGTCCGGCTATTAAGAAAATGGAGCCGAGAATGAAGCCGATGAAACCGGCGGCAAGAGTGAAGGCCCCGGTAGCCAAACCAGTACCGATGACGGCCGCGCCGCGATCAGCCTCGGCGGCAGCTTCGACGACCTCATTGGCCGTCACGCCGGACAGCAACATGGTGGAGAGAGGCAGAAGGAACATCGCTGCGCCCGTGATAAGGCAGCCTCGACCGAAAGCCCGCCGCATTGATGGCGCGAAGGCGCATAGGGCTGTGATGGCAATGAAAACGATGGCCATGATACCCGCCGTCGCCTCACCGCCTTCTTCGCCCGGCATCATTGCGGCGAAGGCCGGCGAAAGGGTGATCGTACAGATCAGGGCGAATACGGCCCCAACCACCAGACGCATCAGAAAGCGCAGCACTCGCATATCATGTCCCTCAGCTGACAGCATAGAATCGAACCCTAACCCACCCGGCAGATCGCCCATAGGTTTATATGACGCTACGTCTGGACACCGGCGTCGGAGCAGTTAGTGTTCACGTTAAGTTCTGGTTTTGCTCGGAGGGAGGAACATCGTGTGAGCCCGCGGGAACAAGAGGTTCTGGATGCGCTGCGGCAAGCCGTGATTATCCCTCAAGGGCAGGATCGCGATCGGCTGATCCAGCAGCTCGAAGAATTGCGCGCTCACGAGGTGTCAGCTGATTGTAGAGTGAGACTATCTCAGCTCGGTCTTGCACCGTCCGGTCCTCGATGAACTCGTCCAGGCTGTAACCGAAATACCGGGCGATCTTCACGGCGTCCTCGACATTGGTCGAGCTGCCCTCCCGGCCCTTCAGCTTCTTCAGCTGCTCGTAGGAAACACCCGCTTCTTCGGCAACGCGCTTCACGGGCGTGCCGGTTCGTTCGAGGTGGGCGAGAAATGCATCGCGAAACGTCTTGGCCATGCCCAAATGTACCGTTGCGTATGCCCGGCCCGAAAGGCGACGATTGTCCCTTGCCATGAGGGGACAAAAGTCCCTATTGTGCGGTATGACCAGAGACAAGCTCATCTCCCGCATTGAAAGCTACGCCAAGCGGCATGGCATCGCGCCCGCCACCGTGACCAGCCGGGCGGTCGGAAACAGCCGCCTGTACCATCGGCTGAAAGCCGGTGGGGGGTGCACCATCGATGTGGCCGAGCGGATCTGGGCCTACACCGCCCCGAACGGCAACGGGCACATCGCACCCGAGAACACCGCCGCCTGATGCTCCTCCCCTCCCAGCCCTGAGCCCCGCACATGCCCCGTACGCCCGGTCCTCGCCAAACTGCACCCTGCGCCCACAACCAGCGGGATTCTTGCATGGCCGCACAGGTCCGCGAGGCCGTTTCCTATCAATGCATTGCGTCTGATCCATACCGTAAAGGTGGTGCGAGCCAGGGCGCGGTGCAAAGCAATAAGGTTGCCCCTCATGCCTGACAGCCGGTCCTACCTGCACACGCTGATGCGCGGCGCGGTACGTAAGCACTTTCCCAAGCAGGCCTGTGCCGCTCTGGAGATCGCCGAGTACTGGGGCGGCGCCGGCGCATCAGCCGATTACGCCGCTTTTTCTCGCAAGATGAACGGTACCCGGGAATGGTCGCTGTCCGACGCGGTGGCGATCTACCACCTGACCGGTTCGCGCCGCATCCTCGACGCTATCCAGTCAGAGGGCTCCGACGATCTGCCGACCGACCCGGCGGCGCTGCTGGCCCATGCGACCAGCCTCATAAAGGAGGGCGGCGAGGGCGCCGCCGCGCTGATCGACGCCGGGCAGGGTGGGTGCCTCGACGAGGCCGAGGCGCAGCTGGTGGACATCGCAGAGGCCGCGGCCCGCGCGCTGGCGGCGGTTCGGGCGATGCGGGGTGCGGCATGACCCCGCGCTCCGAAGCTCTTGCCTATCGCATCTGGGCCGAAGCCAAGCCCATTGGCTGGGATTGCAGCGTGACCGACCTCGCCGAGGCGCTCGACGAGACCCCGCAGCGCATCGGCATGATCTGCCGTGCCAAGGGCTGGTCCGACCGCTTTCGCGTGAACCCCAGCAACACCGACGTGCGAGCCCATCGCCCGTACCATGCCGACGAGCTGATGCCCGAGGTAGGCGACCGCGTCGTGCGTGGGGAGATGATGCAATGACCCATTCCGGCTCGCTCTCCTCCTCCCTGGCGGTGCCGGATGCCGCCGCCGCTGGCTCCTCCCGGGCCGGCGGCGGCACCCAACACGCAGCGCAGTGGCGCACGATCGACATCACCGGCCTCGCGCCCGTGCCCACCGCCGCGGCAGACCGGGTCCCGAGCCTCCTGTGGGTGGCGATCGAGGATCTCGTCATCGACGACCGCTACCAGCGCCCGCTACTCGCCGAGAACCACGCGATCATCCTGCGCATCGCGGCCGCTTTCACGTGGGACCGCTTCTCGCCCGTGGTGGTCGCGCCTGCCGCCGCCGGCGCGCCGGGCAAGTACGCGCTGATCGACGGTCAGCACCGCACCCACGCCGCCGCGCTCGCCGGGAAGACCAATGTGCCCGCATGGCTCGTGAACCTTGATGCCGCGGCGCAGGCCGCCGCCTTCGCCGGGATCAACGGCGACGCCACCCGCGTCAGCCCGACACAGATCTACCGCGCCGCGCTTGCCGCCGGTGAAGCGTGGGCCGTCGACTGCGACCGCGTCGTGCGCAATGCCGGGTGCGAGCTGATGACGGTGGCCCTACCGGCCGCCCAGCGCCGCTCCGGTCAGATCTACGCCATCGGCCTGATCCGCCGTCTCGTGGAGACCGGGCGGGCCGGGGATCTGCACCAAGCGCTCCGCGCGCTGGGCGCGAGCATGCAGGGCCAGCGCGCCTATGTCTGGGACGCGCAGATCCTGCAGGCCCTCGTCGACGCAACCAGCGCCGTTCCGGGCATCGACGGCGCGGCTCTGGGCCGGTGGTTGCCCGGCGTGAACCTGCAGAAGCTGCGCGAGAGCGCGGAGCGGCTGCGCCATTCGCCCGGCTACACGGGCCGCAGCGTCATGTCGCTGCTCACCGAAATCCTCACTGCCAAGCTGGAACTCTGGCTCAAGGAAGGGGGCACACCCGCATGACCCATTCATCGATCCTCGACGCGCTGGGCGCGGTCGCCGACACCCCGGTGGAGCACAAGGACCTGCTGGCCACGCTGCGCCGTCTGGCCGCCGAAGAGGATGCCTCCGCCGCCGAAGCACCCGACGCGCCCCGCAGGCTCGCCGCATCCAGTCCGCCCGAGGCCTCCGCACCCATCGCCGCCGGTTCTGCCTCTCCCGAAGCCGAGCGCATGCCGTGGCCCAATAGCTGGTTCTCGACCAACGACCCGGCAGATGGCGCCCGCTGCCGCAACCTCTGGGCCTCGGTGCTCACCAGCTGCCTGATCGGCGCGCTGACCGACCGCCTCGACCGCAAGCGCCGCGCCGACGTGCCCGAAAGCTGGATCGGCAGCGCGAGCTTCCAGATGATCTGCGAGATGGCCGGCTTCGACGCCACCGCCATCGAGGACCGCGTCCGTGCCAAGATGGAGACCGACGAGGGCGCCGAGTACCTGCGCCGCGACCTGTCGGGCCGCCTGCCGCGCCGCCTGCATGCCCAGCGCGCCGACCTGACCGACGGGGAGGGCTGAGCATGGGGCCCTTCGACATCATCCTCGCGGATCCGCCCTGGCGCTTCGCCTCCAACAGCGAGGCCAAGCCTGGACGCAACCCTCGCCGCCACTATCCCTGCATGCGGGACGAAGAGATCTGCGCCTTGCCCGTGGCGCGCTGGGCGGCCCCCGCCGCGCTGCTGCTGATGTGGACGACCTCGCCCATGCTGGATCGCTCCATGGCCATCCCGCGGGCATGGGGCTTTCGCTACGTGTCGTCGCTGGTCTGGACCAAGGACCGCATCGGCACCGGGTACTGGGCGCGCAACCGGCACGAGCTCGTGCTGATCTGCAAGCGCGGCCGCTTCGACTGCCCGCGCCCGGCGCCCTTCGCCGACTCCGTCATTTCCGGGCAGCAGCGCGAGCACAGCCGCAAGCCGGATGCCCTGCATGCCCAGATCGATGCCGCGTGGCCCGAAGCCCGCAAGCTCGAGCTCTTCGCCCGCCAGGAACGGCCCGGTTGGACCGCCTGGGGAAACGACACCGCGCGGTTCGCCGCCTGACCCGATCCCGGCCGCGGGGATCAGCGGCAGAACCGAAACAGGAGAACCACCGTGTCCGACCTCACCACCACGCAGAAAGCTGCCCTCGACCAGATCCGCGCTGCGAGCGGAGCGCCGGTCGTCCTTCCCGTCAGGACCGGCGGCAAGCTCGTCGATCTCGGACATGCCGTGAAGGACGACAGTGCCGGTCACGGCAAGGCGCGGGCGGCCTATCGCGCCGCCTGAGATGGCAGGCGGGGGTCTCGTGCCCCCGCATTCACAAAGGGATTACGACCATGAACGAGCAGACCGCCATTCCCATCCCCTCCGAGGCTGACGTCATCGCCGCCGCGGTCGTCGACCCGATGATCCGGAGCGCAGCCGCCTATGTCATCCGGACCGGCAAGGTGTCCGTGAAGGGCATCCGCGAGGCCTGTATGGTCGGGCCGTACCGCGCAGGCGAGATCATCGCGTCGCTGGAGGCGCTGGGCGTGGTCGGGCCTGCCGATCGTACGGAGAAGCGACTCGTGCTGCTCGACGCGCTGCCGCCCGCCCTCGATCCCAAGGCGGCCAAGGCCCGGATGAAGGAAACCCCCGAAGACGTGGCCGTGCGGACGAACGCCGAGAATGCGGCGGGCGAGGAGTTGCGCCAGTTCATCGAGCGCGTCGAGCATCTCGAGGCCGAGAAGAAGGACATCGCCGAGCAGATCAAGGAGGTCATGGCTGAGGCCAAGGGGCGCGGCTACGACACCAAGATCCTGCGCAAGGTCATCGCGCTCAGGAAACGCGACGCAGACGACATCGCCGAGGGAGAGGCGGTGCTCGATATGTACAAAGCCGCGCTGGGCATGAGCTGAGCAATGAGCGCCGCACCCAAGATCAAAGCCAAGCCGGTTGATCGTGAGGGACCCGTGCATTGCGCGATCCTCGCCTACCTGCGCGCGGCACTGCCGGGCGCGGTGATCCACCACAGCCCGAACGAGACGAAGTGGCGCTCCCAGCGTGCCATGCAGACCGTGCAGAAGGCCAAGCGGATGGGCACCCTCGCGGGTTTTCCCGACCTGCTCGTCATCTGGTGCGGCTCTGTGTGGGCGATCGAGGTCAAGGCGCCGGGAAACCACCCCACAGCTGAGCAGCGCGCCGTAGGCGCTGACATCGAAGCCATGGGCGGCCGTTGGGGGGTCGCGCGCTCTGTAGATGAAGCAGCGGCTCTGGTCCGCAGCTGGAAGGAGCAGGAATGACCGACTTCAACGCCCAGCGTGCCCGCGCCAAGCGTCCGTGCCCCCTTTGGGTCGATGCCTTCCAGCGAGACACCCAGCATCTCGCCGCCGACGAGGTCGGGGCCTACATGTTGATCTTGATGGCCATGTGGACGCGGGAGAGCTGTGACTTTCCCGACGACGACAAACGTCTGGCCCGCGTCTCGCGCGTTTCGCCCCGGCTCTGGGGCAGCCGGATCGGTCCGACCCTCCGCGAGTTCTTCACCGTCAGCGACGGCACCCTGATCTCCAAGCGGTTGCGCCAAGAGGCGGCATTCGTAGAGGAGGGATCGCGCAAGCAGAGTGACCGAAAATCTGGCGCTTCACCAAAAAGCAGCACTTACGCGAAACCTGAGGGAACGCAACTTGCGCCCGAGGAAAACGGCGAGAAATCAGATAAGTCATTGAAAAGAAAAGAACCGAATCAATCCACGGATATCACCGTGGATACATCCGGGGATCAACCTACCCAACAACCCAATAACCCAACAGTAGATGGTGGTGGTAGTAGCGCGGGCGATCAGGCGAGCGAGCCGTCCGAGGTCACCACCATCCGGGAGCAGTTCCTCGAGGCCATCGGCGTGGATCCCGTCTCGGGCATCATCGGCCCGAGCGGCTGCCAGATCGGCACCGAGATCGACATGGCCATCGCCAGGCGCTGGTCGACCGATCTGGGCCTGACGCTCGACCAAATGCTGACCGTCATCGCCGAGACGATGGCCCGCAAGCCGGACGGCCCCCCGAACAGCTTCAAGTTCTTCGACAAGCCGATGGCGCGCTTCGCCGGAGAACTCCGCCGCCTCGCCGCCGAACCCCTCAACCCCACCGACACCCCCAAGCGCACGAAAGGCCACAGCCATGACCGGAACGGAACTTTCGACCAACGCCATGACGAATACCTCCGTCGCCTTGCCGCGGGCGAAATCGACCGAGGACCTGATCCGAGCGACCCGTGGGCGCGCTGAGGCCGCCGAGATCCAGCGCCGCGCTCGCGTCACGCTAGGCTTCCACTACAAGCCCGAGCGTTCCGACGCTGAGTTTGCCCGGACGCTCGAAGGCTTCGCCCGCGCCCTGAGCGACCTCCCGGGCTGGGCGGTGCAGGGGGGCTTCGATGACGCTGACCGCACCATCGCCCGCCGCCCGTCTCCTGCCGAGGTGCGCATGCTGGCGCAGCGCCGCCTTCAGCCGATCACCGACGAGCTGGCCCGGCGCCGCAAGGCGCAGGAGGAGCGGGAGGCAGAACAGCGCGCTCAGCGAGAGGGGCGTTGCAGCGCCGAGGAAGCCGCCCGAATCCTCGCATCGAAAGGCTTCACGCCCAAGCGCTTCGGTCAGGTCGCCACGCGCCCCATGGCAGCCAGCGTCGAGGAACTCGATATCGATGCCGGCGCCGCGCCGCAGCCGCACTGGTCGCAGACCGTGGCCTATGACAGCCCAGAGATGGAGGCGTTGCGCGCCGCCCGGAAGGCGAACCCGCTGATGCGGGCAGGCATGGGGCAGGGGGAGGGCTCGGCTTGACCTACCACACGCCCGTCACCGCCCAGCGCGTCGATCCCTTGGCCGCCCAGCGCCGGGACCCGATCGCAAGCATCATCGCCGCCTGTGCTGCAGAATGGGGCGTTTCCGACGCCGCCATCCGAGGCAACAGCCGCAAGCCCAGCGCGGTCCGCCCGCGCCACGCCGCGATCTGGATCGCCAAGCAGATCACGGGCCGCTCGACCACCGAACTGGGAGAGGCGTTCGTGCGGGATCACACCAGCATCTTGCATGCGCTGGGTCGCGTCGATCAGGCCGATCCTGAAACACGCGCAGCCATTGCCCGGGTGCGCGAACGCCTTGATCCCGTGATCAGTACCAGCCGCATGCAGGCCGAGACCATGGACCGCTCGCAGATCGCCGCGCTGGGCGAAGCGAACCGCATGGCCGCCGCCCAGCGCGAGGGGACGCCGGCACAAGGGGACGGCCAATGAGCCGCCAGCTGACCGACGCCGAATGGCTTGCCGCGCTCGACAAGGGGTGGACCTCGCTCGAAGCCGCCGAGAACCTCGGGCGTAACCGCAACACCTGCCAGCGCAACGCCAAGCGCCTTGGCCGCAAATGGCACGACCCGACCCCGGCCATCACCGCAGAACGGATGAAGAACCCGGAGTTGCGGAAGAAGGTTCTCGATGCGCTGCGCGCCAGTCGCGACAAGATCGCTGCGGGCAACGTGCGCCGCTGGGGCTTCGATCGCCTGTCTCCCGGTGAGCTGGCTGAGTACCGCTACCTGACCCGTATCAAGCGGGTCTCCCGTGCCGAGGCTCTCCGCATGATCGGCCGCTTGGACATCCTGCGCCCCGTGCCTCGGACCCGCGCCCAGCGCATCCAGGTCGAAACCGCGCTGGGCGCACAGATGCGGGCCTTCCTGAAGGCAGAGGGCATCCACAAGCCGAAGCTGCCGCCTGACCTGCGGGATCAGGACGGGCCGCGGGCAAAGCGCCGGAGCGCGGTGCATCGCATGGTGATCGACCAGCCGGGCATCCTGTCGCGTGAAATCGCCGTCGCGCTGGGCTGCTCGCCCGACACTGTCGACAACGACCTCGCCTGGCTTCGCAACCGCCGCGTCATCGCTCGGGCTGAAGCGGGCGGGCATGAAGCGGTTCAGCAGGAGATGGCAGCGTGACCTATCGCGAAGAGCATGACGACTGGGATCGGGGTGACGCGGCGCCGATTACGCCGCCGGATCCGGAGCGCGGCATCTGCCCGAGCTGCGGGATGTGGGCGTTCAAGGACGGCCGCCATTCGCGGGCTGATGAAGCGACTGGGAGGGAGCGGGAATGAACGGGCACAATGGAATGGGCATAATGGCTGCGATGATGGTTGGCATGCAGGCAATCGCTCGCAAGGAAGCCATCGATCCCGATAGCCTGACGCCAGAAGAGATCGAGGCGATTGAGGCTCGCGAGGCAGCGTCCGCGGCAAGGCGCGAGAGGGAGGCGCGCCTCCGGGCCGAATACAAGGCCCTTCAGCTCGACGCCCCGCTCTCAGCGAAAGCGCAAGCCGAACTTTGGGAGCGCCAGCGCGAGAAGCAGCAGGCCAAGAGCAAGGCAACCGCGCAGCGGCGCCGAATGGGAGGTGGCCGCCCATGACCGGGCACGATCAAGACACGCCCACCGCCGATGCGGTCTGGGGCGCGTTCTGTTGCCATCAGGTCGCCCCGAAGCGGCTCCGCGCCACCCGCGACGTGCTGAGCAGCCTTCGCGCTGAGGTTGGCGCGTCAAGCTACTTCGGGGATCAGGCTTCGGCTCTGGACGCACCCGAAGGCCGCCGGTTCATGAGCATGGCGGTCGAAGAGGTGCCCGATGGTGACGCCGGTCCGCGAGGCTGGGAGATCGACGCCTAGGAATGTGACGAAGCACCGACGCGGGTCGAGGCCGCGCCGGTGAAAATACCCGAGCAGCAACGACATGCCGGCGCAGGCCGGTCACGACGAGGGAAAGAGCAGAATGGCTGACAGGATCACGGCAACCGAGCGGCGCTTGATCGACGATTGGCTCGAGCATAGGCCGCAGCGCGAGGTAAAGCCGACTCCGACACGCCCCCGGGCCGTCTATCCGGATCGTATCTGGCGCGGGCCTACCCCGAAGCTTCGGCCCGATGCCCGGCGGACCAAGCTCGGACCGATGCCCGTGCAGGCGGCGCTGGAATGGGCGTTTCGTCGCGAGGCGGCGCAGCTGGAGCTGCCGGAGCGCCGGTCGATCGAGGAGCGCGGTTCTGGCTTCGGGATGGAGTATGTTCTGATGGAGCGCGCGCGCCTGGGCGGCGTGCAGATCGATACCTCGATCGGCAGCAGCGAACCGCACGATGACGCAGAGACCATCGCCGCCATCGTGTCGAACCTTCCGGGCGACCTCGGAGGGCTGCGGCAGGCAATCCGCGTCTCCGAGCTGGCCCGCGCCGGGCTAGAGCCGAACTGGATGCCGGGCGCGGTGCCGCGCTGGCAGCCGATGGAGTGGCGCCGCGACAGAGCGCCCGGTTTCGAAGAGGGTAAGGCGGAGGTCTGCGGCCACTGGGTTGAGCATTTCGAGGTGGCGCATCCGAAGAACCCGGCCAAGGCGATCCGCCGTTCGCGCCGCCATGAGCTGCGGTGGGTGCCCTGCCATCTGCACCCGACGCCCGGCGCGATTGCGCGGGCCCGGGCCAACTACCAGGACTGGTGGTTCTCGTTGAGCCACATCCGCCGTTCGCTCAAGGCGTGCGGTATGCTGCGCGAGGTGTCGATCACGGATGCGATGCCGAGTATGCAGCCGTGGGGAGATGCAGAGTGATAGGGCGCCATCACTGATGCTGAGCGCCTAGGGCGCCTAGCAGAGCTGAGCACGCCGAAAAGGTTCTGGGCGTGGCTGTCTTGGTGCATATTCGGGATCTGAAGAACGGAGAACCTCATGATCTATGACGGGCATCAGAATTTCACCTGCGAGCACTGCGGCGTGGAGCATCGAGTGCCATACAAAGATTTCCCTATGCGCGATAAGGGGGCGAACGCCTGCTTGTCCTGCGGGAAGCAATTGCATCGATGGAATGGAAGTCGGGATTACTTTGAACCAGAACTCCTCAAGCCAAAATGAGGAATGATGACATGAAGTGGCGGATAGCAGGAACGGTTGGTGGTGGTCTGCTTGGACTGATTCTTGGTGATGGAACCGGTATTGTCGGGGGCGTCTTCGGCGGTATTGCGGGTGCGTCCGTCTTCATGTTTATCGGGGCGATCTGGGGATTTAGCGCTGGCCCTGACCTTGCAAGACAAGTTGATCGCTGGCGGCCTAAATAGGAGCGCCAAGGGTGCATGATTCTCTCGAATGGGCGTCGATCGGGTTTGGGGCCATCTCAGCCGCCCTCTGGGCCTGGGCGGCCTTCAACCGGGTGCCGCGGCTGTCGGTCCCCTATGGCGGTATATTCCGGGACGATCACCCGTGGGTAGTGGCGACTGAAAGGGTCGCGCGGCTGTCCCGATGGGCATCGGCCGTAACGGCCTTGGCCGTGGCCTGTCAGACGGCGGCCGCTATTGCCGAAAAGATCTCGGGCTGAGCGCGGCCATGACCCAGCTGGCCGCGATGGAATGCCGCTGCGGGCATCACGCGATTCTAACGGTCGCCGATGTGCCCGACCCCGAGGTAACAGTTGCCGAGGTAGTCGCCCGTGCCCGCTGCGCTGCTTGCGATCGGGCAGGGGCAGTAAAGCACAGCCGTATCGTATACGCCCTGAAAGGCGAGAGTGCGGCGCGATGGTAAGGCCGGGGAACAAAATGTTTGACAGAATACGATTTCCTTGACAGTTTGCGGTTAACCGAATTGCGCCCGGGGCATAGAAGCCGCCGGGCGTTTTACGTTTCGCAAGGCCCGGGCCTTTCCCGAGGAGCCGCCCGTCACCCTCTGACCAACTGCACCAGCGCCGCGGGGCGTCAACGGTCGCCGGGCCCACTTGCGAAGGTGGCGTGAACGACCGATGGGCAGGGGCGGGCACAAGACATCAAGGGGTGCGCGATGGACATCAAGCTCACCTACGACGAGACCGGCAACCACATCCGCTTCGAGCAGGCGGTCGAGAAGCTGGGCGATCGGAAGAAGGCGCATGACGCATTCCGGCGCGGGATCAACCACACGGGCGACAAGGCATGGACGAAGGTCCGCAGGTCGCTCGCAAAGCAAATGGGTTTGAGCCTTCGGGATCTGGACCGCCACGGAAAGCTGCGTCGATACCGCGCCAACTACGGCCAAAGCAAATCCGAGCCGGATCAGTCCGGACTCGAATACCGGATCACATCAACGGGGCGGGCCATCCCGCTGAAGTATTTCAAGGCGAAGCAGTTCAAGGGCGGCGTGAAGGCCAGCCCATGGGGTAATCGCCGCCTATATCCCGGGCTTTTCATCAACGCGGGCACATATAAGAGCGGCAAGTTCGTCGGGGGCGGGCATGTCTTCCGCAACAGCGGGGCATTCAGCCAGAGGTCCGGGCGGGAAAACTTGCCGAAGATGGGCTACGGCCCGGCAGCCCGTCAGGAGATGGTCAAGGACCAGAGCCGCCAAGCCTTTGCCGACGTCGCGCTCGAGCTCGGGCCGCGCATCGAGCACGAGGTGTTGAGGCTGACGGATGGGGTCGTAGGGTAACGGCAGGTGTGGCAGATCGGACACGGTTAGGGGCGGTGTGGCTGGGAGGCAACACCGCCCCCCCAGGAAAGGGACCGTGCCCCGGCTAAAAAAACAGGCGGTGGCGCAGCAGCCCGAGATATGGCTAGTTTTTGAAATCTCAAATCCGGGTCAACTTCGGTAACCCCCAGTAAAACAAGGGGCCGGTGAGAAGGGGCGCGAAGCCGATGCCATCAGCCGTCGATCACCCGCTCGTCAGCCAGACCCTGATCGCCGGAATTTGTGGCGTCACGACCGACACGATCCGCGCTTGGGAACGCAAGGGCTGCCCGGTCGAGCGCAAGGGCCGCAAGGGCGTTGCTGCCAAATACCGGCCAGCCGATGTGATCCGCTGGCGCGAAGAGCAGGCCGCGCTTGCGGCGTCTGGCAACCTCGCGGCGATGGACATGAAGGAGGCGCAGCGCCGCAAGGTGGCCGCCGAAGCCGCGACCGCTGAGCTGAACCTCGCAAAAGCGAAAGGCGAGGTCGTCGCGATCGACCTGGTCGGCCGCGAGGTCGGAGCCGCTCTCGCCGCGTGCCGGGCCCGGTTGATGTCGATCGGCGCTTCGGTCGCGCCGAAGGTTGATCTCGCGCCCGACACCGCCGCGGTCAAGGAGATGATCGACGACGCGATCTATGAGGCTCTCGATGAGATCAGCGGCGTCACATTTGAATTCGGTGCCGACCCAGAAGAAGGCGATCCGCAGGATGCTGCGGGACCTTCTGACGGCGACGATGACGCCGCCGCCGAAGCTGACGCTCAGCGAATGGGCTGACGAGAACCGAGTCCTCTCTGCTGAAAGCTCCGCCGAGCGGGGCCGGTGGCGAACCAGCCGCGCCGAGTTCCAGCGCGGCATCATGGACGCGATCACCGATCCGAAGGCGCACACGGTGGTGGTGCGCAAGCCCGCCCAGGTAGGCTGGACTGAAATCATCAATAATGTGGTCGGCTACTTCGTTGACCGCGACCCGGCCTCGATTCTGATCATGCAGCCGACCGTGAAAATGGCGGAGACGTGGTCGAAGAAGCGGCTCACGCCGATGCTGCGGGACACGCCCTGCCTGCGGGGCAAGATCAAGGACGCCAAGTCGCGCGACAGCGACAACACGATCCTCGAGAAGGGCTTCCCCGGCGGCTATATGGCCATCGTGGGAGCCAACACGCCGAACGATCTGGCCTCGCGCCCGATCCGGGTGGTGCTGGCCGACGAGGTCGACAAGTACCCGGCCAGCGCCGGTGACTTCGGCGACCCCCTCGCGCTCGCATCTTCGCGGCAGGCGACCTTCTGGAACCGTAAGACGCTGGTCGGCTCGACGCCGGGCGACATGCGGCTCTCGACGGTGGAGCGCAAGTTTCAGGAGGGCGACCAGCGGCATTACCATGTGCCATGCCCGCATTGCGGGCATCGGCAGGTGCTGCGCTGGGAGCAGGTCGTCTGGGATAAGGACGAGACGGGGCACAAGCCGGAAACGGCGCACTATGCCTGCGAGGCACCGGACTGCGGCACGCTGTGGTCCGACGCCGAACGGTGGCGCGCGATCGCGAAGGGCGAATGGATCGCGACGAAGCCGTTCAAGGGCACTGCGAGCTTTGCGGTCTCGGGCTTTATGAGCCCATGGCTGACGCTCGAGGGGATCGTCTCAAAGTTCCTTGCGGCGAAGGATTTCCCGCACGCGCTGCGGCAGTGGGTCAACGAGGTGAAGGGCGAGGCATGGGAGGAGCGCGGCGAGGCGGCAGATGCCGACGCTCTGGCATCCCGTCTCGAAGCCTATGACGGCGACACGCTGCCAGATTGGGTGCGCCTGGTCACCGCCGGCGCCGACACGCAGGACGACCGCCTTGAGGTGACCTACACCGCGTGGGGCGACGGCGAAGAGGCCTGGGTGATCCGACACGATGTGCTGCCGGGCAACACGGCGGAGCTGGCGGTCTGGGACGATCTCGACCGGGCACTGCGCGACAGCGTCTTCACGATTGAGGGCGGGCGCAAGCTGAAGGTCAGAGCGGCCTGCATCGATAGCGGCGGCCACCGTGGCGCCATGGTGCTGAGCTTCGCGCGGGCGCGGGCCAGCCGGAAGATCTACGCCACGAAGGGCGTGGGTAACGATCACCGCGGCTCCAAACCCATCTGGGGAAAGGCGCTGCTCAAGACGAAGAACGCGGGCGACCGGCTCTGGGCCGTGGGCGTCGATACCGGCAAGGACGATCTCGCGGCGCGGCTGCGGATCGTGCCCGGCGAGGGACCGACCCCGAAGGCGGTCCACTTCCCGGCAACGGGGCTTTCGGCGGATTACTTCGAGCAGCTGACCGCCGAGCAGGCGGTGATGCAGGTGAACCAGGACGGTCGCAAAGTGCGGCGCTGGAAGTTGAAGCAGGGGCAGGAGCGCAACGAAGCGCTCGACTGCTTCATCCTGAGCCACGCGGCGATGCTCTCGCTTCCCGTACGGCTGGTGAAGGCGCCGCGGCGCACGGGTGTTCCGGTCGAAGACGCGACAGCAGAACACGAAGAGGTGGCCGTAGAGGCCGCCGAAGAACAGGCGACCCCGGTCGCGCAACCGAAACTCCGCCGCCGGCGCGCAAAATGGAAGGGGTACTCATGACGCATCAGCATTCATGGCCCTTCGACGGTCCGGCGATCGATGGACCGGCGGTGGGGGATCGCCTGATTTCCATGAGCCCGGCCTATGTCTGGTCCGCTCCGCTGACCCTTTGGCAGAAGCTGCGCCGGAAGTGGGCCACCCGCCACGTCTATACATTTGACGACGGCGTGTGGCGTCTGAAGGGCGAGTCCTGATGGCGATTCTTGACATGTTTCGCCGCTCGACTGCGCCCGCCGCGCCCAAGACCAGCGCGCCGCGCGCGGTGACGCCGCAGGCCCGCTACATGGGCCATGACCGCACGGGCGTTCTGTCGATGCGCCGCGCCGTGACTCGCGATGTGAAGCTCGACGTGCGCGAGGCCGCGAACCGGTCGTTCGGCTTGGCCTTCGACTTCCTGCAGAACAGTGGCTGGATCAGCGGCGCGGCCGACCAGATCATCGCCGACATGATCGGCGCCGAACTGAAGCTCAACGCCAAGCCGGACCTCAAGGGTCTGGGCTATGAAGAGAAGGAACGCGCCGACTGGTGCCGCCTCGTCGAGAAGGAATGGCGCCGCTGGTCGTGGACCCCGTGGGAATGCGACCTCGAAGGCAAAGCGACGGTTGGCGAGATGCTCGATGGCGCGGCGCGCTACTACCTCGCCGGCGGCGAAGCGCTGGCCGTGCTCGATTTCATGGGCCGTGCCGACCGCCGCCGCTATGGCATCCAGACCGGCACGAAGGTGCGCCTCGTCTCGCCGCATCGGCTGACGCAGCACACCAGCCCCATGGAGGGCTGGGACCAGGGCATCTATCACGACGCGACGGGTCGCCCGACGCATTACCGATTTCGCCGCGCGTCTTCAGGCCTCGACGTCGATGCCGACATTCCGGCTCGCGACGGCGTGCTGATGCGTGTCCTGCACGTCATGGATCGCGGCGCGACCCCGAACAGCCCTCGCGGCATTTCACCCATGGCGCCGGCGTTCCGGACCATCGCGCAGTCGGATCAACTGGCCGACGCGACCCTGACCACGGCTCTGCTACAGACCGCGTTCGCGGCGACGATCCAAAGCCCCGAGCCGAGCGAGGTTGCCTTTCAGGCGCTGCAACAGTTGCATGACCTCGAAGAGAACGATCCCGAGCAGTTCGAGGGTGCATCCGACCTGGCCGGCGACCTGTTCACCGTCTGGGAACAGCGCCTCGATGCGTTGAAGTCGAAGGCGCTCTCGATCGGTGGCGATGCCAGTCAGGTGAACCACCTCGGACCGGGCGAAAATCTGCAGCTGCATGGCGCGGTGACGCCGGGCCCGCAGTATCTGCCCTTCCAGCAGAACCTGTTGCGCGAGATGGCGCGCTGCCTGGGCGTGACGTTCGAGAACCTGACGATGGATCACTCCAACGCCAGCTATTCGAGCACCCGCATGGCGACGGCCTCGATCTGGCCGATCACCGTTCGGCGCCGCGAGCGCATCATCGCGCCGCTGGCGCAGGGCATCTACGAGGCATGGCTCGACGAGGCCATCGGCACCGGGCGCATTCCGATCAAGGGCGGCTACGCGGCCTTCGCGGCAAACCGCGACAAGGTCGTCGACAGCGAATGGCGTGGCCCGCCGCGCCCCAGCGCCGACCCCTACAAGGACGCGCTCGCCAACAAGCTCCGGCTGGAGCAGGGATCGACCACGCTGCAACAGATCTGCGCCGAGCAGGGCGACGACTGGGAAGAGACGGTCGACCAGATCGCGATCGAGGCCGCCCGCATGCGCGCCGCGGGCATTACACCGCCGTTCGGGCGCATGTCGGGCGGCGAGGGTGCCGGGCCGCAGGGCGCGGCAGCGGAAGGCCGGAGGGAGCCGAGCAATGGCGACTGACTATTGCGCCGAATTGGCCGACCTGAAGCGTGTCCGCCGTGAGCTGATTACCGGGCAGGCCGTAAGCGAAACCCGCTTTGGCGAGGACATGGTGAAGTTCACGCGCGCGGACATGAACCGCCTCGACCAGCTCATCGCTGAAGCCGACACCCAATGCACCATCCAGAGCGGTGGCAAGCCGAAGCGCCGCCGTTACGCGATGGGTGCGCGGTTCCGGCCCTACTGAGGAAATCGACATGCGAGCACTCGATGCCGCCCTGGGTACGCCCTGGGCGATCCAGAGCCATGCGCTTGAGCAGCTGCTGACCATCGCAGCGCGCCAGCACGAGGTGACGCCGGAGGCGCTGGAGAAATACCGCGCCGAAGCGATGGATCGGGCGGAGACGATGGAGCGCCGCGGCAACGTGGCGATCCTGAATGTGACCGGACCGCTGTTTCGCCGCGCCAACATGTTCACCGCCTTCTCGGGCGCGTCGAGCTACGACGTGATGCGCCGCGATCTTCAGGTCGCGATCGAGGATCGGGACATCAAGTCCATCCTGCTCAACATCGACAGCCCCGGTGGCCATGCGAACGGCGTAGGCGAACTGGCCAAGGCGATCTCCGACAGCCCGAAGCCGGTGGTGGCCTATGTCGGTAGCACCGCTGCCTCCGCCGCCTACTGGCTCGCCAGCGCCGCGCGGCAGATCATCGTCGATGACGCGGCAGTCTTGGGGTCGATCGGCGCGATCATCGGCCTATCGGACAGCTCAGAAGCTGAAAAGGCGAAGGGCATCCGGCGGTTCGACTTCGTGTCGAGCCAGTCGCCCCTGAAGAACGCCGACCCGGCCACGGAAGACGGGGCCTCCGAATACCAGCGCATCGCTGACCAGACGGCGGCGGTCTTCATCGAGGCTGTGGCCCGGCACCGCAACACCACCGCCGAAGCCGTGGCCGAGGGCTACGGACGCGGCGGCGTGCTGATCGGGGCCGACGCCGTTGCGGCTGGCATGGCCGACAGCATCGGCACGTTCGAAGACACGCTCGCGCGCCTGGCGAAGGACGAGACCTTCCCGCGCGCCCCGAAGAATCCGCGCGCATCGGCGCAGATCAAGCCCAAGGCATCCGCCGGGGCATCCACAGCTCAGAACGGAGGTCTCCCCATGAGCGAAGCACCCACGGCGGATCGCAACCCCGCCACCCCGCCCGTCGACAACGGCGCGGCGATCGAAGCCGCCCGCAAGGACGCCGCGGCATCCGCCGTCAAGGCCGACCGCGAGCGCCGCGCCGCAATCATGGCGCTGCCCGAAGCCAAGGGCCGCGAAGGCCTTGCCGAGCATCTCTACGCCTCGACCGAGATGGGCGTCGACGAGATCAAGGCGACCCTTTCCGCCGCGCCCGAGGCCAAGACCGAAGTCCCGGCCGAGGATGCCTACGAGCAGACCCGTCTGGATGGCCGGGGCCTCGGCGGCGCGCCGACGGCCAGCAAAGAGCAACCGAAGATCGACGCGCGCGGCATCTACGCCTCGCGTCGTGCCGGGTAAGGAGACATCCCCGTGGAAAACAAGATCGACACCGCCCGCAACCTCGGCTGCGTCCTGTCCGAAGCTGAATTCGGCCGCTCGCGCGACGAGGTGACCATCGCCTCCGGCGAAGGCGTCCTTCAGCCCGGCACCGTGCTGGGCAAGGTGACGGCCTCGGGAAAGTTCGTCGCTTCGCCCAATGGGTCGGTGGTTGGCAAGGAAGGCGCCGAAACGGCGGTCGCCGTGCTGGCATACCGGGTCGACGCCGCCAGCGCCGACGCTCAGGCCGTGGTCATCTCGCGCGCCGCGCAGGTGAAGGGTCCGGAACTGGCCTACGAGGCCAGCGTGAACGACGCCACCAAGACCGCCACGAAAGCCGATCAGCTCGCCGCTGTCGGCGTGATCGTGCGCTGACGCATCTGAAAAGGAGTACCTGACATGCCCGGTATGGACGTGTTCAATGACGATGCGTTTTCGCTCGTCAGCCTGACCGCCGCGATCAACGCGGAAAAGTATCGCCCCGGCCAGATCGGCGCGACCGGCATCTTCAACGAAGATGGCGTCACCACCACCACCGTCTTCGTCGAGCGCCGCGACGGCGTCCTCGGCCTCGTCGAACCCACCGAGCGCGGCGGCCCCGGTGAAACCACCGGCGACGATGGCCGCGAGGCCGTGCCGTTCCGTGTCCCGCACTACCAGCGCGACGACGCGGTGCTCGCCGACGAGGTGCAGAACGTGCGCGCCTTCGGTTCGGAGCAGGAACTGGAAACGGTGGCAGGGCGCGTGAATCGCAAACTGGCTCGCCACGGTCAGGATCTGCAGATGACCCTCGAGCATCAGCGCGTCGGCGCGATCAAGGGCATCGTGACCTCGAAGGGCGGCGTCATCCTCGAAAACCTCTACACCCGCTTCGGCATCGCGACCCCCGCGGCCGTTTCGCTGGAGCTGGACGTCGAGACCACCGACGTCGGCAGCGTCGTGGATGGGGTGCGCCACTCGATCGAGGACTCGCTCGACGCGGCCTATGATGGCATGCACGCCTTCGCCGGTCGCGATCTCCATTCCGCGCTCTGGCGCCATAAGAGCGTGAAGGAGACGCTTCTGAGCCATGCCGGTGCGGTTCAGCTTCGCATGGCCGTGCCGGATGTTTTCGAGTTCGGCGGCATCACCTGGGAGCGCTACCGCACCGGCGCCTCCGCTTCGACCGACGCTGGCGGCGCCTACATCGCGCCGAACGAAGCGCGCGTCGTTCCGGTGGGCGTGCCCGACCTGTTCATCACCCGGTTCGCCCCGGCGGACTACGAGGACACGGTGAACACCGAAGGGCTCCCGCTCTACGCCCGGCAGTATGCCATGCAGAACGGCAAAGGCCGCCACCTCGAGGCGCAGATGAACGCGATCTCCATCTGCACCCGCCCCGAAACCCTTCGCCGCCTTACGCTGACCTGATGGCCGGCTATGTGATGCGCAGCACGGTCATCGTCCCGAAGACGGTGGCCGAGCTGGAGGGCGGGCAGACGGTTGCGAAGGGAAGCGCCGTCACCCTGCCGGAGTCCTACGGGGATCACCTCGTCGCCGAGAAGCTCGCGCGCCGCGACGACGATGCGGTTACCAATCAGGCCGATCGCGACCGCGCCGACATGATTGGCGAGATCATCGAGATGCTCGGCGACGACGAGTTCACCAAGGGCGGGAAACCTGACGTCGAAGCGATCAACAAGGCTCTGCCCGAAGACGCGGACCCCGTGACCGCCGCCGAACGCGATAGCGTCTGGGCGGCGATGGAAGCCGCGGACTGACCAGACCGGGCCGGGTTCGCCCGGCCCATCTCCAAGAAGGAGAGCGCCATGCCCGCCGCATTCCACGAGTATCGAGACCGCGCCGTCGCCACCGTCGATCGCGTGATGGCGGAGGGCATCGCCTTCTACTTCATGCGTGGCGGGGTCACCGATCCCGACCGCGACAACGTGACCATCCGCGCCGATCTGCGCGTCGGCACCGGCGACAACGCCATCGACACCCGCAGCCGCAACTGGGCGCAACGGATCGCCGCCGGGAAGGCGCAGCTGCACGTCGATCGCGCCACCAATCCGCGCCTGACCGTTCGCAAGGGCGACCGTATCCGCGCCATCGAGCGCGTGGGTCAGCCGTTCTTCGAGGTTCTGCGCGCCGATGACCGCGCTCATGGGCGCCTCGTTCTGGAACTGGGGGAAATATGAGCTTCGCCCGCTTCGCCCTGCGCGCCAGCGCCGTTCGCGCGCTGCGCGGCGCCACGCTGGTCGGCGATAACGTTCGCGACAGCGATTTCGGCGCGATCGACATCGCGGGCGATGGCAGCCTTCGCACCGATCAAGACCGGCCCTTTGTGCTCGTCTATACCGACGACGGCGAGGCGACCGAGACCGACCTTCGCAGTCTGCGTCAGAACGGCGCCGTCGATTTCGTGTGCGAGTTCGGCATCGCCGCTGCGATGACAGTGCTCGACGAGGAGACCGGCGCGAGCCACATCGCGGGCATCAGCATGCCGCCGACCGATGCGAACTTCGAGCTGACGCTCGACATGATCGACCGGCAAATTGTCGCGGCGCTGACCGGGCAGGGCGTATGGGCCGAGATCTGGCGCCGCCTGAGCCTGTCGGTGACCAAGATCGAGCGCCGCCGCGCCGCGGCCTCCGACGAGGGCATGCGGCTCGCCGCGCGCCAGATGCGAGTGCGGCTGGACCTGCTGCCGGACCCGGTCGCGGGCCAGCCAATGGCGCCCGGCGCCGTCTGGGCAGATTTCGTGGCGGCCATCACTGCTGAGGACGCGGTGCTTGGCGATGTCGCCGCGAGCTTCCTCGGGGGCCAGGATACCGCACTGACATATGACATGCTGCGCGCCGGGCGCGGGCATACCGAGGCCGAGGGGCGCGCGCTGGGATACGGCCCGTTCCACCCCGGCCACCCCGAATACCTGATCACCGATCCCCGGATCGAAACCGATGTCTGATCTGTCGAGCGTCATCACCCGGCTGGCACGGCAGATCGAGGATCAGAACCGCCGCGCGCGGGGCCGGTCCCGCGAGGGCAAGGTCGTTGCCGTTGACGAAGCCAAGGGCCTCTATCGCGTCCAGATCGGGCGCGAGGGGTCCGGGTTGATTTCGCCGTGGATGCCGGTCGAAGCGCTGTCGAGCGGCACGCTGAGCATCCAGGCTGAGCCGGTCATGGGCCAGCTGGTCAAGGTGACGAGCGAGAGCGGCGACATGACGGACGCGGTGATCGCGCTGTCGAGCTTCGGCGCCGGGAACACGCGGCCACACGACAAGGCGGGCGAGCTGAAGGTCTCGATCGACGGAAAGACCACGATCATCGGCACCGCCGACGACCTGAAGTTCGCGAGCAATGGATCGTCGATCACCATTTCCGCCGCCGGCATCGCCGCGACCGGACCCGCGCTGACGCATGACGGCGTGAACATAGGCAAGACCCACACCCACACCCATGGCGGATCGGCTGGCACGACCAGCGCGCCCAGCTGAGGAGGCTGACATGCAAGACACCAGCTACACCGTGAAGATCGAGGGCTTCATCCTCGGCAAGTTCCGCAAGAAGGGCACGACCATCGACCTGCTGCCATCTCAGGCGACCACCTTTTTGCGCGAGGGCCGGATCGTGCCCAAGGCCGCGCCGAAGCCGCAGGCGAAAGCCAAGGACTGATGGACCGCAACGACGGTCAGCCCCTCAAGGGCTGGCCCCACGTTCAGCAGAGCATCGCCGTGATCCTGATGACCCCGATCGGGTCACGGGTCATGCGGCGCGACTTCGGCTCCGAAGTGCCGCTGCTGATCGACCGGCCCATGACCTCGCAGGTCGTACTGGCGCTCTATGCCGCTGTGGCCGATGCGCTGGCGCGCTGGGAGCCGCGGTTTCGCCTGGTCGGAGTCCAGATGGCTCAACCGACAGCCTCGGGCGCCATCACGATCCGGGTGCGCGGTGAATATCAAGGCGACATCGTCGATACGGACGTGGAGATGACATGACCCGCTTTTCCATCGACATCTCCAAGCTTCCTTTCCCGGGCATCATCGAAAGCCTCGACTACGAGGAAATCCTCGCAGGGCTGAAGATCGAGCTCGAGGCGCGCTACCCGTTGCACGATCTTGAAAGCGACCCCATCGTCGCGCTTCTCGAGGTCGTCGCCTACTACCGACTGATCGACCGCGCGCGCATCAACGATGCCGCCAAGGCTGTGTTCATCGCCTATGCTTCTGGTGCGGATCTCGACAACCTCGGGGCGTTCTTCGGAGCCGAGCGGATCACGATCACCCCGGAGGACACCACCGCCACCCCGCCGGTCGCGGCGGTGATGGAGACCGACGACGATTTCCGCGCCCGGATTTTGCTGGCGCTCGAAGCGCAGAGCACGGCGGGGCCGCGCGGTGCCTACCTCTATCACGCGCTCTCGGCGGACAGCCGGGTCCTCGACGCCGCCGTGATCGGTCCGGGCGACAGCTTTGTCACGCCGCCCCCGGCAGGGCAGGTCGATGTCTACGTTCTTGGCCGCGACGGCAGCACCCCCGCCGATCTTCTCGACGTGGTCCGCGATGCGCTGAACGACGAGGAGGTGCGCCCGTTGTGCGACACCGTCACCGTCTCGGCGGCCTCTTTGGTCGACTACGCGATCGACGCCACGCTGACCTTCTACAAGGGGCCTGATCAGGCGGTGGTGCTCGCCGCCGCGCAGGATGCGGTCGAGACCTATGTCACGGCCCGGTTTCGCCTTGGGCAGGACGTGACACGCTCCGGCATTTTTGCCGCCCTGCATCAGCCGGGCGTCCAGAACGTCACTCTGACGGCGCCCGCAGCGAACATCGTGATTGCGGCCAACGAGGCGCCCCGCGCCACGATGATCACCCTGACCAACGGTGGCGTCGATGCCTGACAGCCTGCTGCCGCCGAACGCCACGCCGCTTGAAGAAGCGATCGAGGAAACGATCGCCAAGCCGCTGCCGATCTACAACCAGACGCTCTGGCGGCCTGATGAGTGCCCCGAGGCGCTGCTGCCTTGGCTCGCGCATTCGCTTTCCGTCGATGCCTGGGACTCGAACTGGCCTGAGCAGACCAAGCGCGACGTTGTGCGGTCCTCGCCGGAGGTTCACCGCCACAAGGGCACGCTGTCATCGATCCGCGCCATCCTCGCGGCGGCGGGCTACGGCGCGGCGACGATCACCGAAGGCTTCGGCGGGCATCAGCACGACGGATCGATCTCCTACGACGGCGCTCAGACGCATGTCGTTTCCGATAGCTGGGCCGAATACCGGGTCTATCTGCCGCGCCCGATCACCGCAGCCCAAGCCGCCGAGGTCCGGCGCCTTCTCAGGGCCGCAGCGCCAGCGCGCTGCAAGCTCAAGGCCCTCTACTTCACCGAGGTCGCGCACACCTACAACGCCGCGATCTCCCATGACGGCACATTCACCTATGGAGCGGCTTGATGGCGAACCTTCCCGAAACGGGCGCATGGCCCGCAGGCATCTACCAGCTTGAGACGACCGATCCCGTCGTCGGCGGCCCCCCGGACGTCGGCACCGGCGCCGGCAAGTCGAACATCCCGCTGATGCAGCTTGCGATCCGCACGTTCCTGAATCGTCAGGACATCAACAAGGCATTGACGACCGAAAATTCTCCTCGACTGCTGGCAACGAGCGGACATCAGCAGCTTGGCGAGGGCGGCCTGATCTTTCAGTGGGGGCGCGGCTCGATCTATGCCGCCGACGCTCCGGCGGGCGGTACCTATTTGACTTTCCCCAAAGCATTCCCGACCGCATGCTTTGCCGTGATCCCGGTGGATTACCGTGCTGCGGCCACGCAGACCCAGGCACAGTACGTCTCGGGCGGCGTCTACACGAAGGACGGGTTTCGCGCGATCGCGGTCAACCGATCGGGCAACGACAGCGACACAAGCCTCACCTACGTAGCCCTCGGCTACTGAGGCCATCACCCGGGCCCCGCGCCCATCCCCCTGAAAATGGAGCACTACCCATGGTTACCGAGCCGTTCCACGGCGCGCGGGTTTTCCAATCCGGCGACGACCCCGTCTTCGTGTCTTTCGTCAGCACCGCGACCGTCGGTCTGCTGGTCGCGGTTGATCCCGCCGACCTTCCGGCAGGCGTCTCGATCGACGAGCCGATCCATATCGAAAAGGCCGCTGATGCCGCTCTGCTGCCCGCCGCGGTGCGCGAGGAGATCGACAGCGTCTATGACCAAACGGCAGGCTCGATCATCGTCGTGATGATCGACGAGGGCGCTGATGCCGCCGCACTGACCGCGAACGCGGTGGGCGATGCGACGGCCCTGACCGGCATCCACGCGCTGAAGAAAGCCACGGCCCTCGGCATGCCCAAACCCAAGCTTCTGGCGGCGCCGGGGCTGACCACCGCCGGGGTGCCGGACGGAATCGCCTCGGTCGCGGTGACCACGCCCGGCACCGGCTACGATGACACCACGACCGTCACCGTCTCCGGGTCCACTGGCGGGCAGGGCGCGGTCCTGACCCCAGTGATCGGCCCCGGCGGCGCCATCGATTCGATCATCGTCGAGAAGCCGGGCTATGGCTACTCCGGCGTTCTGACCGTCACCATTTCCGGCCCGGGCACCGGCGGCGCGGCGACAGCCTCCGCAGGCGCAGTGCTGAACGCGGTGATCGCCGAGGCGCAGGGGATCGCCGAAGACCTTCGGGCGCAGTTCTACGCGGACGGCCCGGACGGCACTTCGGAGCAGGCCGTTGCAGCCCGCGCGCTGATCGGCTCCAAGCGCGTCTGCTACAGCGACCCGCGTGTACTGAAATCCATCGATGGTGTCCCGACACCGAAGTCGTCCTCGACCATCTTCGCGGCACTGCAATCCAAGATGGACCGCGAGCGCGGCGCGCACTGGCCGGGTTCCAACGTGCTGATCAACGGCATCCAAGGCACGAACCGTCCCGTGCTGCCCGGCTCCGAGGCCTCGAACCTCAACGAGAACGGGGTCAACACGATCATCAACCGCGGCGACGGCTTCCGCGCGTGGGGCCCGATGACCTGTGCCGTGGGCACCATCTGGGAATTCGTCAGCGTGGTGCGCGTGGCTGATCTGGTCAACGAGAGCATCGAGAAGGCCTTCGTCCAGTTCAACGATCGGCCGCAGTCGCGCCTCGCGCTCGACCAGATGGCGATGGCGGGCCGCGCAGCGCTGAAGTCGCTCGAAGCCGAGGGCGTGCTGCTTCCCGGATCCGAGTTCGGGCTCAGCTCGACGCAGAGCGCCGCTGACGGCGTCCAGGGCATCGTCAAGTTCGCGATGCGCTACGAGCCCCCCGCGCCGATCTACGACATCCGGATCGCCGCCTACCGCAACCCCACCGTGGCCTATGAGCTGCTCTACGACAGCGTCTCGGGCACCATCGACACCGGCGATCTGCTGTAAGGAGCACGACCATGGGCAACAAACTCCCAGCTTTTATTCTCACCGATTGCACCCTCGCCGTTCCCGGCGCGGGCGGCAATCGGATCGGCCAAGTCTCCGAGATCACCATCCCGGTGATGGAGAAGACCATCGAAAGCTTCCGCAACGGTGGCATGATCAAGCCGCGCGAGGTCGCGATGGGCTACGAGATCACCACCGCGTCGTTCAAGGAAACGGCGCTCGATCCCGACATGCTGAAGCTCTACGGCTTCGGCAACGCCGAGAGCATCATCGCCTACGGGTCGATGCGCTCGGAAGACGGCACCGAGCACGCGGCGCGCTTCGAGATGGTCTGCGACGTCAAGAGCGTGGACATGGGCAACTGGACCAGCGCGCAGAAGGGCGAGGTCTCCTATGGCCTGAGCGTTCACGAGGGCATCCTCTATATCGATGATGCCGAGGTCTATGCCTTCGACGATTTCGGGGTGCGCGTGGGCGGCGTCGAGCAGTTCCCGGGCCGCCGCGCCGCGCTGCGTCTGGATTAAGGGATGGGGGGGCTACCTAGGCCGCTCCCCCCTTGGTTCACATTGCTTTCTGGCAAGACACGCGATCTATCGAGTCCGCTTCCAGGTCCGTGTAGATGGCAGGAAGCCCCGAAAAAATCTGGGCAACGCCGAGCGGCTCGTTTGAGCCATCCAGAGCGACACAGGTGTAAAGTTCCTGCCCTTGAGGCATGATTAGTTCGCAAGATGCGTCTCCGAAAAACTCGACACATCGGACGAAGCGGGCCTCGCTGTCGGCCTCAAAGGTGATCGTTTCCGCCTGAGTAGCGCCAGCCAACATCACCAGTGCAACCGCAAATCTCGTCATATCAGAATCTTCCAACCTGAGCGGGCATCGTGGCCCGCCCGCATACCCTTTGCCAAGAGGCCCCCATGACCGATCGCCCCAAGTCCCTGACCGTCACGCTCGAAGAACCCGTCGAGCACAAGGACAAGACCTATACCAGCCTGACCTTCCGCCGGGGTAAGGCGAAGGATTTCGTCGCGATGGATGCGGTGAAAGGCGAGATGCGCAAGTCCATGGCGCTGTTTGCCTCAATGGCCGGCGTCCCGCTGCCAGTAATCGAAGAGCTCGACACCGAAGACTTCGTTAAGGTCGGCAAGGAGGTCGCCGTCCTGATGGGAAACTCCGCAACGCTGGCGAAACTGCTGGCACAGGAGGCGGAGATGTCAGCTTCTCCCGAATGATCGCCGAGATCGGCCGCTACCTGCACCAGAGCATAGACGAGGTCGAGGAATGGGAGGCCGAAAGGTTCTTCCGCTACCACGACCAGATCCGCGACATCCTCGCGGATGAGCGGCCCGAGTAAGGGCCACCCCCGACAGCACCAACCGATGCGCCCGGCCTGCCGGGTCTTTTCTCATGGGAGATCGCCATGGCGACGATGACCTCACGCCTGATCATGTCGCTGGTCGATCATGTGACCGGCCCGGCGCGCAACGTTCAGCACGCCATCTCGAAGACGCAGGATCAGATCGAGCGAAACAACCGCGCGATCCGCGAGACGCAGGGCAAGCTGCTTGGGGCAGCCGGGGGTGCTGTCGCCTTCGCCGCCGCGCTGGCAAAGCCGGTGCAGGCCGCGACCGAGTTCGAAAGCGCTATGGCCGACGTGCGCAAGGTCGTAGATTTTCCGACGCCTGATTCCTATGGGCAATTTCGAGACGAGCTGTTTGCGCTTTCCCGCGAGATCCCGGTGTCCGTTCAGGGCCTCACGCAGATCGCAGCCGCAGCGGGACAAGCGGGCATCGCCGGTGATGATCTCGTCAAATTCACGGGCGTAGCCGCGAAGATCGGGACTGCGTTCGATATCTCGGCCGATGAAGCCGGTTCGGCAATGGCGAAGCTGATGACCGGCCTTGGGCTGAACATTGACGAAGCCACAAGCCTCGCCGATGCGATGAACCACTTGTCGAACAGCCAGGCATCGAGCGCTGCCGAGATCCTTGACGTAGTGCGCCGCGTCGGCGCGCAGGGCAAGCAGTTCGGTTTTAACGCCACGCAGGTCTCGGCCTTCGCCTCGGCGATGATCGCAGCAGGTTCGCAGTCCGAGATCGCGGCGACCAGCTTCAACAACATGGGCAAGGCCCTGACAATGGGCGCCAGCGCGCCAAAGCGGCTTTCCGAGGGCCTCGACGAACTCGGCCTCGATGCTGTCGCCGTTGCCAAACGCATGCAGGATGATGCTGTTGGCACCACAATCGACGTTCTCGAGCGGATCAATGCGCTCCCGAAAGAGATGCAGGCGGCGATCTCGAACGACGTGTTTGGTGGAGAGGCCCGCGCTCTTGGCCCGCTGCTGACAAACCTTGACCTGCTGAGAAGCTCGCTCGGCATGGTCGCAGACGAAAACGACTACGCAGGCTCAGCCTTCAAGGAATTTGAGGCGCGCATCAAGACCTTCGAGGCCGAGATGCAGCTCTTCCGGAACGTGATGTCCGAGCTGTCGATCACGCTGGGTGAGGCAATCATTCCGGCCTTGCGGCAGACCATGGAGCGAATGCTCCCGGTGATCACCGCCATGGCCGAATGGGTCGAACAGAACGGCGATCTTATCCGAACTGTGCTCCGCGTCACCGCCTCGCTGATCGGCCTGCGCATGGGTCTTTTGGGCATCAAGCTCATCGGACTGACCGGCAAAGGCGGCTACCTCTGGGCGCTCTCCTCTGGCCTGTCGAGCGTCGGCCGGGCCGGGGCCGCCATACGTGGTGCGGTGGGTCAAGCCATCGCGTTGCAGGCGGCCCTCGCGGCCATGTCCGGCGCTCAGGTGACCCGTCTCGACAAGGTGAAGGCAGGACTGCGCGGTATCGCGGGGCTCACTGGACTGACTGCGGCGGCGGGCGCGGTCAAGGCGGTGGTGCTTGCGGTGGCTGGGATCAGCGCGCCGGTCTGGGGCACTGTTGCGCTGGCCGCGGCGGCCATCGGCACCGCAGGCGCTATGATCTGGAAGAACTGGGATGGGCTCGCGTCGATTGTGCGAGGCGTCGCTTCCGCTTTCGGCGATCACTTCAAGGTGGTGATCGAGGATCTCCGGCCAGTCCTTGGCCCGGTGTTCGATTTCCTCAGTACCGAGTTCAACCGCTTCATCGAAGACCTCAAGACAGTTGCGACGGATATCGGCGACTTCGTGGGCAAGGTGAGATCGTTCTTCACCGGCGGGCTGTTCGAGAAGAACATCCTGACCGAAAGCGAGCGCAGCAACATCGAGGCGAATGCCAAGGCTCTGACTGCTAACATCCTCGCAGCCATTGATGAACTGCCGGGTAAGCTCCGCAGGGCTGGCGTCGCCGCCATCGCCGGCTTGTGGGACGGGATGAAAGAAAAGTTCGGCGAGATGCTCGAATGGGTCAAAGGCATCCCCGGGAAGATCGCTGATGCCATGCCGAAGATCGACCTCTGGGGCGACGGAAGCCGCCCGCCCGCGCCGGTGATGCGAGATCCGAACCCCGAACCCGGCTTCCAAGAGCGCATGGGCATGGGGACGCCGCACGTTGCTCGCGCCGATGGTGGTTCGATTCTACCGGGCCGCGGGTACCTGATGGGGGAGCGGCACCCGGAGTTCCTTTTCCCCTCTCGCGCCGCCTATGTCGCCAGCCACCAGCAGACCCGCGCCCTGATGGACATGGCCCGGTCCGCACAGATCGCCCCCGCCGCGCGCAGCGTTGCGGCCTCTGCATCCACCACGCGCACACCCGGCGCCACCGGCCCGGCCTCGATCAACTTCGGCGACATCGTGATCCAAGGCGGGGCCAACGCCTCTGCCGACGACATCGGGCGTGCCCTCGGGCGCCACGCAAACGCGGCCCTCCGCTCTCATTACTCGGACAATTTCTGATGGCAGGTCTCTCCCTCATGACGCTGGGCCCGTTCCAGTTCCAGGCACTGGGCTTCGGCTACGACTCCCGATCCAAGAGCCAGAAAACCGGCTGGGCCACGATTCCCGTCGCGGGCGGCATGGACCGGGTGCAATGGGTCGGCGGCGACAGCCGCACCGAGACCATCCGGGGCGCGGTGTTCCAGCAGTTCGGAGGTCAGACCTCGATCGAGGGGCTGAAGCTGGCGGCGCGCCTGGGCACGGTGCTGCCGTTCGTCGACCTGTCCTCGGGGCTGTTCAACGTGTTCGGCATGCACGTGGTCGAAGAGATCACCGAGGATCAGGACGTGTTCGACGCCTCGGGCGCGCCGCTCAAGAACGCCTATTCGATCAAGCTGCGCCGCTACGAGGGTTCGCTTACGGGCGCCTCGCCGCTCTCTATCGTGAGCCTGCTGGGATGATCGTCACGCTCATCATCCCCGAGACCATCGATCAGGTCTGCCGCCGCGTCTATGGCGACGAGAGCGATTACGTCGAGCCGGTCCTCGCCGCGAACCCCGGCCTTGCCGCCAAGACGAAGATCCTGCCGGTCGGCACGGCCATCGACATGCCCGAGATCGCAACCACCGAGACGACGACACCGGTCGTCACGCTGTGGGACTGACGCCATGCGCCCCATTTGCCAGATCCTGATCGACGGCGTCCCGGCATCCGGCCTCTTCATGGAGCGGCTGGTCAGCTGCACCGTCACCGACAACGAGGGCATTTCGGCGGACATGGTCGAGATCGAGCTCGACGACAATCCGCCGGCCGCGCTGCCGCGGCGCGGGGCCGTGTTGTCGATCAGCATGGGCTATCCAGGCCACATCGCGTTCATGGGAGAATTTCTCGCCGAGGAGATCGAGGCCCGCGCGCTGCCTTACAGCCTGCGGATCACCGGCAAATCCGCCGATATGGGCGGCAAGGAGAAGGGCCAGAAGGAGCGCCATTGGGACGACGTGACCCTCGGCGCGCTGATCAAAGAGATCGCGGCGGATCACGGCCTCGCGTCGTCAGTCGACCCGGCGCTCGCATCTTTCTCCTACCCGTGGATCGGGCAGATCGGCGAGAGCGACATCGCCTTCCTCGAGCGTCTGGCCGACCGGCACGGCGCGATCTTCGCGATCAAGAAGCAGACCGTCATCTTCGCGCAGCGCGGCGCGGCGGTGTCGCCCGCCGGCGCGGCCCTGACATCCGCCGTTCTGACGCCTTCCATGATCGCGCCGGGCAGCTGCTCTTTCACGCTGAGCGAGCGCTCGAAGTACGAACAGGTCATCGCGGTCTACATGGACCGCGCCAGTGGCGAGCGGCGCGAGGTGACAGTCGAGGCCGACCCCGAGGGCGAGGGCGCCTTCACGATCGACCAGCCCTATGCGTCCGAGGTTGAAGCCCGATCTGCCGCCACCGCGCGGGCGCGCGAGCTGCAGCGGCGGGCGCTGAATTTCGGCGCCCAGATCATCGGCGACCCCGCCATCCGTGGTGGCGCTCCCGTAACGTTCGCCGGAGTGCGCCCCGGCCTCGATGGTACCGACTTCATCGTCGAGACCGCTACTCACGCCTTCTCCAAGGCCGGCGGCTACACGACCACCCTCACCGGCAAGATTAAGGTGTAATAAATGGCATTTGACGAATTCGGCAACCTGTTGGCGATCTTCCCCAGCGGAGCGGCACGGCCTATCGACTTCCGGGGTAGGGGCATCCTTAATCTCGGCTCGATTGGCTTCACGAGCGCACGAAACATCACGGAGGCCGAAGGCGGTACCATCGACATCGGCGGCTCGTCCTATGTCAGCATCGATGCCGCTGATGATATCGTAGTTCGACGCTTTGAAGGGGGGGGCGATGGCGCGCCGCTGTTGGTGGTGAAGAACGGAGGCCCCAGCTTAGTCGTCATCAAGCATGACCCCTCATCCATCAACCTTTTTGGCGACACGGATCGATACCTTGAAATTGGCGATGCGCTCATGCTCGTCCTGTCTGGCGGCGTCTGGCTGGAGATTGGGGCGCCGGCGCGTGTCCGACTGTCAGGGCTAGACGCAGACATTATCGCGGATCAAGCCACGGCAGAAGAAGGGGTCAATAATTCGGGGGCCATGACCCCGCAACGGACGACCCAGCATTTCAATTACCGGATTAACGAAGCGTTCCGCTACGACCTGCGCACGGCCAGTTCGAAGGCCGCGCTGCTGCTCGCGCTTGGCGGCCGTCTCAGCACCGAAATTGACCTGGCCGATCTACGCACGCGCGCTGAGGCGCGGCTGGCCGATGAGCGCGCGCAGGCGACTCAGGAAACGGCGCGGCTGACTGCTGAGCAGACGGCCCTCATCCTCGGCCGGCTCGCCGCCGCCGAGGCTGCTCTCCAAACCCTCAACGACATGGCGGAATCCAACATGACGACCTATCCCCTCGCCGCGACCGTGACCACGACCGCCGCGCAAATCGTGGCAGCCTCCGAGCCGACCCGGCTGCAGGTGTTGAACAAGTCTGACACCGCCACGGTCGGAATCGCCTTCGGTACCGCCCCCACAGCCCTAAACGATGCCGGTGTCATCACCCTCAAGCCCGGCGCGGCGCTCGATACCGCTTTGATTTCCGCGACGCCGATCTACGCAATCGCTTCCGAGCAGGCAGCGATCTCGGGGGCGTTTGCCGTGAAGGCGGGCGAGCCCAACCCCAACTGGGAAGCGGACGTCCAAGCGATCTTCACCCGGATGGGGTCGGCCCCCTCCTACCTGTGGCAGGACGCCTATCGTCGCCTGTATTCGGCGCTGCGCCGCGCTGGAATTGTCGGGCCAAATGCCAAGGCGCTCGGCGTCTACCCGATGGCGGCGCATACCTCTGCAGCGGCGCTGGTCAACTGGGCGGGCACCGGGTCCGCAACGGCGGTGGCCTCCCCGAGCTTCACGGCGGCGCAGGGCTACGCCTTCGACGGGTCGAGCCAGTATCTCGACACCGGGCGTCAGATGAATGGCTTCACGACGACCACGGATGTCACGGCGCTGATCTGGCCCGATGCGACCGATCAGGCGACCGGCAAGGCCGGCATGGGTGACGGGGCCTTCGCACTGGAGCCCAACCGCAGCCCGACCGAGGTTGCGGTCAAGGGGGTGGTGTCGACCGGCGTCGACGTCGCCACGATCCCGGCGCTTGGCGCGTACTTCGGCATGACCCGGCAGGCCTCGGACCGCTACACCGTGCATCTGCCGGGCGGCGGCGGGCAGATATTCAGCCGCGCCAGCCTCGTCACCTATCCGATCCGCCCGGTCTATATCGGCGCGACCAACAGTTCGGCTGGCGTGGCGGATTTCTACGCGGGCAAGATCAAGGCGGCGCTGTTCGGGCGGGCGCTCTCGGCGGTGCAGGTTCTGGCGGCGGAGACGGCCTTCGCCGAGTTCTTCGACCGGGCCGCGACCGCACAGGCGGCGGAGGTCTGATAGATGGATGTCGAGCTTTTCGTCTACGGCGCGACGCCTGCCTCTCTGTTCGCGGCCATTGTCGCGGCGCGGGACGGCAAAAGCGTCGTGATCTGCGCGCCCGAGCCGGGCATCGGCGGCATGATCACCGGCGGGCTCGGGATTTCCGATGCGCCGCTGTCGTTCCGCAACTGGGATGGCGGCGTGGTGCAGGAGTTCACCGAGGCGCTTGTCGCCCGCACCGGCTTCGACGGGTCCAGCTTTCTCAACTGGAATTTCGCGCCCTCTGACGCGCTGGCGGCATTCAACGTGCTGCTCGCCGCCGAGCCGAACATCACGCTGCGGCTGGGTGAGACGATCACCGCCGTGTCGCGTAGCCAGGTTGACGACATCAACGGCCAGCCGGTGGGCGCGCTCGACGGGCGCGGTGACCGCATCGCCTCGGTCACGACCGCGCCTTGCACCTGGCTCGCCACGCCAGGCGCGGGCGACACCTACACGGCCACGGTGTTCGTCGATGGCAGCTACAACGGCGGGCTGATGGCGGCCGCCGGGGTGCCGTTCCGCATTGGCCGCGATGCCGCCTCGGCCTTCGAGGAGAGCTATGCCGGGGTGCATTCGGGGCACGTGACGACGCGCTCCTATGACGTGGTCGACGCCGACGGCGACCTGACCAAATACGGCGGTTGGAAGCCTCTGGAAGCGGACGGGCAGGCGGATCGGCGCATGATGGCGCTCGGCTATCGCAACTGCATCACCAACATCGCGGGCGCGAACAATCTCGGCTTTCCGGCCCCGCCCGGCTACGATCCCGAGGATTTCCGCGCCGAGATCGTACTGGCGCAGAAAGACACCAGCATTGGCCTGACCACGCGCGAGCACGCCTACAATCCGGTGTATCGCACCAGCTACGACGATGCGTCGGCCTCGGCAGCAATCGACGGCTACGCCGGGATGACCGAAAAGGAGCGCCAGGAGGCGTGGCTGCGCTATTCCAGCGTGGCGGAAATGGCTGCCTACCCCGACAAGTTCGCGACCAACGGCAGCGACATTCGCGGGGTTCTGGCCGCCGAGATGGCGACGGCCTCGGATACGCGCCGCCACGAGATCCGCGAGCAGCTGGCCTATCGCGAGCTGGGTCGGCTGCACACCTTCCAGACGCATGCAGACGTGCCGCAGGTGGTGCGTGATCGTTTCGCCGGGTGGGGGCTGTGCGCCGACGAGTGGCAGGAGGATTACATCCTGACGCCCGGCTGGCCCTCGGAGATCTACGAGCGCCACGGGCGGCGGCTGGTGGGGCAGGTGACGGTCGATTTCTGGCATGCGGCCTACGAGGTCAACTGGCCCGATCAGATCGCGGTCGGGGCCTATTTCATGGACAGCAAGGCGAAAGCGCAATGGGCCACGCCCTTCGGCGGCAATGCTTTCGAGGGGCACTATGCCGTGCAGCCCTTCGATGATGCGAATGGCAACCCGGTGCGGGCCGATACGTACAACTATGTCGGCATCCCACTGCGCGCCGTCGTGCCGCCCGTCGGGGTCTGCGACAACCTCGCGCTTTGCTGGTGCGTGTCGGCCTCCGAGGTGGCGTTCTCCTCGATCCGGCTCGAGCCGTTCCTGTCGGCGGTGGGCGAGGCGGTGGGACATCTGGCCTGTGCCGCGATCAACACCGGCGTCGCGCCTGCCCGGCTCGACTACTCCACGGTGCGCGCGCGTCTCGATGCGGCGGGCCTGACCATCACTCGATTCTGACGGAGGCCGCATGAGCTTCGTATCCTATCAGCCCGGCGCATCGGCGTCGGGCACGGCCTCGGCCTCAAGCGCAGCCCCGGCTCTGACGGTCGGCGGCGGCGGTCTGCGGGTGATCTCGCCCGATGCCGTCGACGGCGCGCCGCATCTGGTGGTCGAGGCCCCTTGGGCGCCGATTGCCACCGGCTGGATCGATCTGGCCGACACCGCCGAGCAGGTGGTCGAGGTGATCGCGCAGGGCCGCTACATTGCAGACAGCGTGATCGTCTGGGGGGCCGATGGCGCGCCAGGTGCTGCGAGCCTTGCGGTCCGCACGCTCGACGCGGCGCGCGGTGGTGGCCGCCTGCTGGCCTCAGGGCTGGACCTGTCGGGGCTGTCGGGCCCGAAGGGGCTGGCCGAGGCGGCGATCGCGGCGGGGGCCATCCTGTCCGCGCCGCATCTCTATGTCACCGCCAGCGGTGGCGGCACCGGGCGTGTGCGCTTGCAGCTGTTCGGCCGCCTCGTCGCGCTCGAAGATCCGCAGGCGCGCACCTATGACCCAAGGGGCGGCGCATGACGATTCTCGACGAAATCTCGCGCCTGCTTGGTGCCGCGCCTGAGCACGTCTCGGCCCTTATCGTCTCCGGCGCCGGCGGGGCCCTTGTGCGCGCGCTGTCGCTGCCCGAGGAGAGCTGGGGCCGACGGGCGCTGCACGGCGTCATCGGCGCGCTCTCGGCCATCTTCCTGGGCGGCGTGGTCGGGCACCTGATCGACTCGCTCACCGGGGCGGGCATTTCTGCCTACCTCGCTGCCGGGTTTTTGATGGGCGAGGGGGGCATCGCCGCCGTCCATGCGCTCCGACGTCGTCTCCTGCCGCCAGAAGGCAAGGACAATGGCTGACCTCATGCTGATCGCGCACACGCTCTCCTCGGGCACGCTTGTTGTCGTCTGCTGGTGGCTCGCCCACCAGAACGCGCTCGTGTCGCGGCCGCCCGGCCTGTTTATCGCCGCCGGTTTTGCCTGGGTGAGCCTCACGGTGCTGGTCACCGCCTTCCTGCGCCTCGGGGATGAGGCGCGCGACATCTGGATCATCGCGTCGAAGGTGGGCCTGACCTTTACCTTCTGCGCCGTGAGCTGGCGCCGGCACATGTGGTGCCGGCTGCGCAGGCGGGCCGCCGCACGACGGCAGCGCCGCAAGGGCTAACCCCTTCGACCGTTTCGACCAACCGGCCCCGCCTGCGGGGTCTCTTCGCATGGGAGATCATCATGCAGATCAGCGATCGCGGCCTGCTCGAAATATGTGAGCACGAGGGCATCGTCCCCGCGCCCTACTACGACAGCGTGGGCGTCCTGACCTACGGCATCGGGCATACCAAGAACGCGGGCGGAGTCGATCCGGCGGATCTCCCGCGCGGCATGCCGAACGATCTCGACGCGGCGATTGACCGGGCGATCGAGGTCTTTCGAGCGGACATCGCGCGCTATGAGGCGCGCGTGAACGCCGCGATCAAGGTGCCGCTCCCGCAGCACCAGTTCGACGCGCTCGGCTCCTTCGATTTAAACACCGGCGGGATCTACCGCGCGATCCTGACACGGCAGATCAATGCTGGCGACCCGAAGGCCTCCGAGCACTTCTTTGGTTGGCTCCGACCGCCGGAGATCCGCAAGCGCCGCACGGCCGAGAAGCGACTCTTCGACACCGGCGACTATGACTGGAACGGCGACGAGATCGCAGTCTGGCGCGTCGACACGCGCGGCAGGCTGCACGGGGTTCTTAAGACGATCACCGGAACTGAGCTGCTGGCGCGCATGCAGCGACCGGCTCTGGCGCCGGACACGTCGGGGCTGGGGGCCGAGACATCTGAAGACCTCATCGCTCAGATTCACGCCCTAACCAGCGCGCACCTCGCGCGGCCGACGGCCTGAATTCAACTAAATTCGAATAGGAGAAAACCATGCGAGACATCCTCATCGACATCGCCAGCCAAGAGGCCGCACTGCTGATCGTCGAGTTCACCCTTGTGTGCTTCTCGATCCTCGGCGGCCTTGCGCTTAACAAGTGCCGCCAGCTGCTCGGCGCCAAGCGGGTAGCCCAGCTGCGTGCAGCGCTCGATCCGGCCGTCCAGCGTGCGATCGCCCGCGCCGAGGCGAACGGGCTGAGCGGTGAGCAGCTTGTCGCAAGCGCTGTCGCATACCTTGAGCAGACAATGGCCGACACGCTACGCGGCCTTGGGGCGGACGGGTTCGGTGTTCGTGAGCGGCTGCGTGCTGAGCTTGCTGCCGCGAGTGCCTCCTGATGCCCGTGATAGTTCCTGTTCTTAACTGCTGCTGCGAGTAATAAATCTTAGTCAAGACTGTTCGCGCCCGCCGGGAAGATTCGGCGGACGTTGACGGTTCTAGTAGTTGGGCTGGAACTATTTCAGCCGCCGGTTGTGCGTGCAGCCAATCGGTGGCCTCCTTCGAAGCCTTGCCGTGGAAGAGGCCACTGACCCAGTCAGCTCACTGCCCGATCATGGGGTCTAGTGTAAA